GTTGATAATGCGTAAGGGTCAGCAGTGATTTCTAAACCACCCCAAACACCAACTAGGAATTGACTAAAGTCACCTAGTATAATTGAGTTAGCTGTTACTTGACTTGATATTAAGACCTGGTAGCCATCTACAAAACCATCACGGCTTGCAACAGGTGAACCTGCACCATTTGTAGCCAATGTTTTCATATAACCGTTAAGAGCAGGAGTTGTAATAAACTTAGCTTCTGTTCCTAAATCGTAGTTATCTGTGTAGATCGCACTCTCCATAGAAATGATTTCTGCGTAAGTTGGAGCACCTGCAACACCAAAAGCTACAGCGTTAATGCCTGCAACTTGCTCAATGCCTGTAGGAGCGTTAGCACCACCGCCATTGTTTAATGAAGCCTGGTCATATAATGTACCTAATGATCTAGCAAGGTCATTTCTCACCATATTTTCAACGCTGAAACCATCAGTGTTAGTCATAAGGGTTCTCGTTACGTCAGTAAATGCACCGCCTGTCTTTTGTGACAGTGTTACAGAACCGATTGTAGGGTCTGAACTAGCTACATTTGTTCCTTCAGCAACCCAACCTGAAGTTGCAGTTGCAGAAACTCTTGGGATTGACACGTTACCTGTTAATCCTGATAAAACAGTTGGATTAGCAGATAAAACTGTTGAGAACGGTGTTAAGGCTTCGATTAGATCATTATATCTTAAATCAGTAAAAACTAATGAACCTGCTGAACCACCTGCTGTACTTAGTGTTCTTTCGGATACGTCTTTAGCAACCCAATTTTTTTGCACTTCTTCAGGTACAAACACGCCTTTAGTTTCCTTACCTGTTTTTTCTTGATATGCACGAGAACACTCAAACTCAAACTCAGCGTCTTTTTGATACTGTAGGTTAGTAGGATGTGCCATAGCTTTAGCAACTCTTACTATTGAGTATGATCTTGTTTCTTCGTCTTTTAGACCAATTTCTTCAGTTTCTAATGGTGTATTACCTATTTCTTGTAATAATGCACCTCTAAAACCTGAAAGGTCTACGCCATCACGAATTGATGTTTTAGCTAATTCGCTTTTATTGTGTCTCGCTCCTAATTCAAGAATCTCAGCGATTTCTTTTTCACGATGTTTCATTAACTCATCAGTTTTAGTTCTGATTTGTTCTTCTACATCTATTGTATTTTCTTCGGACATAGGTTTCTCCTTTTTTGTCTCTTTTTTAGTTGTACTTAAAGATAAACTCCTTCCGAAACCAACATTCTGATCTGCACCGCTAGATACAAGGGAAACCTCTATAGGCATCCAATCTCTAACAATTACATCGTCAGAATCTTCGCTTCTTTCAAAGCTATCAGGGTTTATTTGGTAGCCAATACTCACCTGAGTACGTATACCGTCTTGCACGTCTTGAAATTGCTCTGAAGCTAAAGTGCCACGACCAAATCGCACTTTTGTCATCAACTTTCCTCGCTGAGTGTCCAGGTAAGCATCTTCTATTACGCCAATTTGCTGTCGCATATCATGATCTTTAAGCAATGGTGCTTTGTTTAATAAGCGACTTAAATCTATATCACCGTCACGATGACTTAAAACCTCATTGCCAAAATCTCTAGCAACAGGTGATTCTGAACTTACGCTCATTGTCATTGTACGTGATTGTGAATCTTCTCTAAATTCTATAGGAAATACTGCTTCTCTTGTTTCAACAGTAGCAGTAGCGACTTCTTTTTCTTCGACTGTATCTAAAGAATCTAAGTCCATTTCAGGTGTAAAAGTAACATCTAATTCCTTATCTGTTTCTTCAACTCCCAAGTTTTCAATGTTATCGTTACTCATAGTTTTTTCCTCTTGGTTAATATTAATTTTATTTCCCATGCCAGGATGATTGACACAGTAGTAATATAAATTTGGTGTATTTTCTTGAATTGTAATGCTTATAGATTCCGAGTTAACAGTAACTCCATTTGTGTAAGCAGTACCTTCATTATGTGTACCATCTTCAGTAGAAGATAATCTTAAATTATGCGTTTCTGTTGATGTGTCTGATGTATCAAAAATATAGGTGTTACCTACTATCATTGTTAGTACAGGTGAAAGATTGCCATTTATATAATACTTATTGCCTTCACCATATTTATTTACACCTTCATCGACAGTTACTTTATATTCAATAGTTTCCTGTCTTATTTCTTGCATATTTTTCTTATCCTTCATTTGTTTTACAAGTTTTCTTGACCAACTAAAGCCTGCGTCTCCACCCCATAACGCCCATGCTATCCTGCCGTTAGAAGGATAACCTTTTTCACCAGGTCTAAAACCTTCAGCTTTTTTGACACCTTCTTGTCTGCTAAAAAAACTAAACATTCTTTTTATTGTTTTTTCTGATAGGTTTTCACCTGCAACAATTTGTCTTGCACGTATTAAACCAACACGAGTACCACCTCTTTTAAATTCTTCTCGCCAATTTAAACCTTTTTTTGCTTCGGCCTTCATGCCTGCATTAGGATAATTACTCGTTGGCATCGTCAGTATCGTCTAAATTTAACTCATCAAAAGGCTCACCTGTTTGTGGATTAAATTTTGAACCATAAGGCTCGTAAGCTAGATCAATACCAAACTTTTCAGCTAATGCTTGTTGACTATCAATCTCGCTAAAGTGCGTTGCTAAATCTTTACCGCTTTTAGATAAAACATCTTGTATTGTTGCTAGACCCTGGTTGATATTTAAAATATCTGCTTGTGCTTCTTTTAATGGGTCTACACTTTGATAACCTCTACCACTAAAAGTAGCACTGTTTTCAAACTTAAAATAACGTGACGCAGGTATGCCAAACTGATCTACTGTCATAGCTTGCAATAACCATTCTTTATAAACAGGCATACAAAAATGTTCTATTACAAATCTTTGCATTGATTTAAAGCTATCTCTCTCTTGCATTAAACCAACTCTAGCTGATGAATAGCTAGTCTGTGATAAATCACCACTAAGGCTTGCGTAACTAACACCTAAACCTGATGCAATGCTTCTCATCATTGTTCTCATGTAATCGTTAACTTGTGATGTAGGATGTTGAGGGTCAAAAAACTTAATATCATAGCCTGTTGGTAACTGATCAAAAGTACCTGGCTCAAAATTCATAGCAGGTTGATACTCGTCACCATTTAAGTAACTCTCAGCAAAACCATCACCACTAGGGCTTGTTATAAAACCCATTTTAGATGCTGATGCCTTAGAACTTATTAACTCGGATAATTGATAGTCGTTTAACCATTTTAGCATAACCATTATAGATGCTATTTTTGGATAACCTCTAGTTTGGCCAAATCTTTCAGGTTGATATATGTGTAACATATCTCTTGCATCAATTCTTACTGACTTAGTTAACTGTGAATCAACTGTACCAGGATTTGAGTAAGGCATTTTTTTGAGCCAATAGCCTAATGGTTGTAAGGTTCTTTTATCAACCTCTATACCCATTCTTATTTGACGTGTATCAGATAAATCTTTGTTAAGTTGACTATCTAAATAATCAGGCTCTAAAAACGATAGTTTTAAACCTTCGTTAGTTCTTATAAATTGACATAAAACTTCGCCATCTCGACAAATAGATTCAACAACCATTTGATATAAGTCGTGCATTGTATATTGGTTAGTAACTTCAGGAGACCTACCCCAAGCGTACCAATTACTTTCAATTATATCATTAGCTGTATCATCTAATGTGCCATCACTATCTCTAGCGTGTAGCTTTATCTTAAAACCTGCATTTCCAACAACACCTTCCTTCATAATTTGTAGATAGCGAGTAACAATGCCATTATTTCTAGCAAGGTCTCTAGCCCTATCTCGCATTAGTTGTAAGTTGTTTTGTAGTTCAGCGTCAGGTGATGTGTTGCCACTTAGCCAATCGCCATAAAGCCTTCCACTGTTACTTGCGTAAAAGTTTCTCTTATTAGCTAACTTTTTCTTTTTTATAAATCTATCCCAAAACGCCATCTTTAAAATCCACTGTTAAATCTTGCTTTTACAACTTGGCCTGTTTCTAAGCCTTGTTTTGCTCGTTGTTGTCGAATTTCGCTGACAACTAATGATTCATAATAATTCTTTGCATCAATTAACTCAGCAGGACTTAGCTTTGTAATACTTCTACCTGCAATAGAATAAGAACTTGCATCCTCGGTAAATTTACCTTCGAGCAAGCCTTTTATTGCTTGTAAAACTTTTTGTGCATGAGACCTGGTATCTTTACCAACTCCTTGATGTTTAAAGTCTGTAGCAACCTCTAATTGGTTTTCATAAACTAAAAACCTATCATTGCCGTTACTTACAAAGCCTTGACCTGAGTATACACCTGGAGCGTAGTCATCCGTGACGGTACTATCTAAGTTTACCTGAAAAGCGTTATTATCATTCGTAGCTACTATGTCAAAACTATATTTACCTGTAACCTCACGGAAATAATACGTAAGTGTCCATGTATTAGCAGGAAAATCAGTAAATGATCGTGTCCAACGCCACGTTGTACCTGCGTTAGCTTGTTGCGGTTCAACCTTTAAATAATCTTGGTTTATATCGGTCATTTACTTTCCACCCTTAAATCTAAAACACGTGACCAGGTTCGACTCTGATCAGTTTGTATTGTGTTAGTAAGTTGATAATAATAATTATCACGACCACCGCTTACAAAAGCTACGGTTGTAACGCCTGTTATTGTTGTCGATACAAGAGTTAAATCACTACTAGATACACTCCAATTAGAGGTTGTAATAGTCTCATTAGAAGCTATTACATCGCTCCAATTAAAAGCATAATCTAAAACACCTGCTTTTGACTTGGTTACATCTACCTGATTTTGAATAGCAACTTGATTAGGTTCTTTGACCATAAGTTGCTCCTATTATGCTAGTGTAAATATACCTGATGCGTTAATAGTAACTTGGAAAGTAGATGACGTTGAACTTACTGAACCACCGCCTGTATCTAAATCGACATACACAACTAATGGGTCATTAGCTACAGTGTCATCATAGATTGCTAAATATTTAGCAGTAATCGAGACTGAACTACCAAAATTTATATCATCGGCATCAAAAGTTACTGTACCGCCTGACTCTGTAACTGTTACATTAGTTAAAGTTTGTGCTGAATAATCTGCGTCAGTTGTAATATTAGCAGAAATATCAGATAAATTAACATTAGTTGCTACATTTGGTGAATAAGATGATGTTAATAATACAGCTT